CGGCTCGCACTGCCTCGCAGGTTGCCACGAAAGTTATTGACAGCAAAGGAAATGAGCTTGACGATCACCCGTTGAGGCGCTTACTTTCTAATCCTAATCCATACATGTCCGAGTATGATTTCTGGCAAGCCGTCATTATTTATCTGAACCTTGCAGGGGTTGCATACTTCGAAAAAGAGCGCTCGAACTCTGGCAATGTGGTTGGATTGTGGCCGATGCGTCCTGACTGGACTGCACCGATAAAATCGTCAAGTCAGTTCATTTCTGCTTATGAGTATAGAGTTCCCGGACGCCAGCCTATTTATCTTGAGCCTAAGGATGTTCTCTCGTTCAAGAACTATGACCCGTTAGATGCTTATGGCGGTTATCCGCCCGCTGCAGTGGCTGCAAGGATAGGTGACATTGACAATTCCGAGACCGACTTTATCAAGCTATTCTGGGAGCATGGCGGTGTCCCGACTGGACTGTTGACATCCTCTCAACATCTATCTGAAGCGCAAGTTGAACTCATTCGCAAACGATGGCGTGAACGTTATGGTGGCTCGGAGAACTGGCTTGAGCCTGCTGTTCTGGATGCTGATGCAAAGTATGAAAAGACTGGCTTATCATTCGAAGAGATGGGCTTTGAAACTTTGGATGATAGAAACGAAGCTCGTATCTGTATGGTGTTCAATGTCCCGCCGATTATCGTTGGGGCTGCTGTTGGATTGAAGCGTTCAACCTACTCAAACTATGAGGAGGCGCGCAAGTCTTGGTGGCAGGATACGCTGATTGGGCTGTATGAACATTTTGATGATGTGATCAATGCCCAGCTGTCCCCAGAGTTTGGCGATGTAAAGATGCGCTTTGACTATTCTCGTGTCCCAGCATTGCAAGAGGATATGAGTAAAGAATGGCAGCGTTATCTGCAAGCCGTGCAAGCTGGGGTGATCACAGTCAATGAATTTCGAGATGGTGTTGGATTGCCAATTGTAAATGGCGGGGATGTGCTATTACGTCAGCTGAGCACTTACGAACAGCCTGTATCAGTCAAATCCTCTTTACTTACCATAGAGGCTAAGGCACATGATGATAAGGATTATCGGGTTGATGATGAGCGCAAATTCATTAAGAAGCTTAGTGATTTTCTTGATGACCAGCTTGACCGAGTGTTGAAAGAAGTCGGCGTTGAGACTGGCAAGAAGTCTATATTCTCGGACGACTTCTGGTTTGCCGAATTGGAAGCGCTCAAAGAAGTTATGCTATCACTTTACAAAGGTGTGTCGAGAAATGCAGCTAAAAGAGCGTTAGACCAATTGCTTGGAATGGGTGCGCCAGTATCCGTATCTTGGACGCAGGTGAATGAAGCCGTCAATTTATGGGCAGAGCAATTTGCTGGTCAGCGGATTACAATGATAAACGATACCACCAGAAAAATGGTGCAGGAGAAAGTTGTGGCGTGGAACAATTCAGGTAAGCCATTATCCGACCTTGTCAAGGACTTAGAAGGTGAGTTTGGCAAAGTGCGAGCTGAAAGGATTGCCACTACCGAAGTGACCAATGCTTACGGACAAGCCAATCTTACCACTTGGAAAGCGTCAGGCGTTGTGGAAAAGAAGCGTTGGTTTACTGCTGGAGACGAGATTGCAATCAATTGTCCGATATGTGCACCAATGCACGGGCAAACCGTTGGCATTGACGATTATTTTACGTGTGGTGATGGTAGTCAGGTACAAGCGCCAGCAGCCCATATTAATTGCCGCTGCTACATTGAGCCTGTTGTGGAGAAGGTCTAAATGTCCGACCAGTTAGACTATCAGATAAAGGGGCTTGACAAGCTCAATAAGAAGCTGAAGCGTTTGCAAAGCAGCGAGCTTAAGGATACTCTGAAAAAGACTACTGATAAGGCGGTCAAGTATGTGCATAGCCAAGTCCCAGAATATCCAGCTCCGCCTCCAGCTTCCACTTATCGCAGAACTGGGACGTTAGGTCGTCAGATAAATACCGCCGTTAAAGAAGTAGGTTCTGAGATTTATGGAGTTATTGGAAGCCCAACAAAGTATAGCCCGTGGGTGATTAGCAGTGAGGCTGTTCCGGAAGTTGGGGCTGGACCGCAAGCTGCTGTTCATAAAGGGCGTTGGTGGACTTTGCAGGAAGTTGTCAAGAAGTCGCTCGCAGAAGTCAAGCGATTTTATAGTAAAATGTTAGAGGACTTAATTAAGTGATATGGAGGCTCTGATGGAAGAGAAATCATTTGCCAGTGCGGTGAAGTCAATAGAAGACCGAACGGTTACTGGTATTGCAGCGGTGTTTGGAAACATTGACTTGGTCGGCGATCGCATTCACAAAGGTGCATTCAAAAAGACTATCACCGAAAATTCAAGGCATTTTCGTCATCTTTGGCAGCACAATTACAACTTACCCCCGATTGCCCGTATCGATGAAATTACAGAGGTAAATAAGTCTGAGCTGCCCGACCAGATCAGAGCTGAATTTCCTGAGGCGACTGGTGGGCTGCAGGTAAAGCGAACCTACTTGAACACCGAACGAGGCAATGAAGTCTTGGAAGCTCTGAGAACTGGAGCTTTGAACGAAATGTCTTTTGGCTTCGATGTTATCAAGTTTGATATCACTGAGGAAACCGAATCCGCTGATGAAAAGTCCCGCTTGCTGGTCAGGAACATTCGAGAGGTGAAGCTCTGGGATATATCTGATGTCAACTGGGGTGCTAATCCTGCAACCGCTGGAGTAAAGGCTGTTGTGCCATATAAGGACACTGGGCAGTCTAATGACAAATGGGCTGCACCTAATCTTGGCGACTTTGCTGATGCTGGCTGGGCTGAATTGAGTGATGCAGACAAGACCCGCATTGCCAATCATTATGCTTGGGCAGAGACATTACCCCCAGAGAATTTTGGTCAGCTGAAGCTCCCGCATCACAAGCCCTCGAAAGATAGCATTGGACCTGCAGTGTGGAATGGTGTTGCTGCAGCGATGGCAGCTTTACTTGGTGCTCGTGGTGGCGTAGACATTCCAGAGAGCGAGATGAAGGGAGTTTACAATCATCTGGCAAAGCACTATGCCGAATTTGACAAAGAGCCCCCAGAGTTCAGCTCGCTGATGGCTGTGCGGAGTATAATTAGATATGATATAACGCCCCTGATTAAGGGGTATTATGTGAATGGTTATGAGATAGTTCCACTCGTAACCGAGCTAAGGCAAAGACTTGCCGAAGCCGAGCCGCAGGTTGTAGAGTTCAACCCTGCACTCACTTCACTGGTGATGCGTAAGCTAAAAGTTTTGGAACAAGAATTAGACATTTTGTGAGGTTAATAATATGGACACTTTAGAAAAATTACGCTTAGAGTTGCGTGAAACTCTATCAAAGGCATCTGCTAAGGCTGCTGAATGGGAAGGCAAGGAGAAGGAAATGCCCCCAGAAGTCCTGAGCGAAATCGATGCCAATATCCGTGAGGCTGAAGCGATTAAGGGCAAGATTGATGTGCTCAAGCGCAAAGCTGAACTCGATGCTTATGCCAATGAAGGCGTAGGCGCTAAAACCGCCGTTGCCCCCACAGAAGAGGAAAATAAAGAGAAATATCCTTTCAGGTCCTTAGGCGAGCAGTTGGTTGCCATCATTAAGGCTGGCAGCCCTGCAGGGAAGGTAGACCCTCGTTTGTATGAGGTGAAGACTGCATCAGGCTTATCCGAAGGCGTAGAAGGTGCGTTCCTTCTGCAACCCGACTTCGTGCAAGAGATTATGCGCCACGCTTATGAAAGCGGTCAAATCTTGAGCCGAACCCGAAAAATGCCAACATCCAAACAGAGTGTAAAAATCCCGCTTGTGGCAGAGACCTCTCGTGTAACTGGCTCACGCTGGGGTGGAGTGCAAGCCTACTGGCTTGCTGAAGCTGGCGAAAAGACTGTATCGAAGCCCGCCTTTGAAAACCTCGTGCTCGAACTGAAAAAGCTTATCGGCTTGTGCTATATGACCGATGAGATGATGCAAGACCTTCCGTTCTTGGAATCCTTTATCGGCGAGGTGTTCACTGAGGAGTTCACCTTCCAGTTAGAGGAAGCGATTATCAATGGGACTGGCGGCGGACAGCCTTTGGGCATTTTGCAATCGCCTGCACTTGTTACCGTTGCAAAAGAGACCTCGCAGACTGCCGACACTGTAGTATATGCCAACATCGTCAAAATGTGGTCGAGATTGCATGCTCGCAGCCGTGCCAATGCTGTGTGGCTGATTAACCAAGATGTTGAGCCTCAACTCTACTCGATGACAATCGGTTCAAACGTTCCAGCTTATTTGCCCGCTAATGGCTTGTCTGGAGCGCCTTATGCTACGTTGTTCGGACGCCCTGTCATCCCGACCGAGCATAATGCAACACTTGGTGATGTTGGCGATGTCATTCTTGCCGACCTCAATGAGTACGTGACCATTGATGCTGGAGCGATGAAGTATGACACCTCAATTCACGTTCGGTTCGTCTATGATGAAACGGCGTTGCGCTTCGTTTACCGCTTCGATGGTGCGCCATTGTGGAAGTCTGCTCTGACACCTGCTAAGGGTTCAAATACGATCAGCCCGTATGTAACATTAGCTGCTCGTTAATAGGAGGAGAGATGATTAAGATCCCCGGTGATTTGAATGTTGTAACGGGCTTAGCCCCGACTGCAGGTGATGCTGCTGCGACTGGCGATTACATCTCTCTCAAGAATGCACACAGGGTTTGGATTGTCTTTTCTGTGAAGCAGGGCAAGGCGACTGTGCCAGTGCTTTCCGTGATGAAGGCGACTGATGTTGCTCCAACAGGGGCAACGGCGATGACCGAAGCAGCCCGCATTTTCTCGACACTCGACTGTGCCACATCTGATGTTTTGGTGGAGCGTACTCCAGCAGCGTCTTATTCGCTGGATGCTGCTTTGAAAGATAAGCTGGTTGTGTTCGAGATTGACCCAGCTGCAATCGGAGCGTATGACTGCATTGCTGCTAAGGTGGCAGCTTCTGATGCTGCGAATATCACATCTGCGCTGTATATTGTCGAAAGTCGGTATGGAACTAAAGTCCAGCCGTCTATGATTGTTGACTAACTGATTTGAGTGGTGGGGCGGTAAAACGCCCCACCGAGACGTGAGAGCGTATTATGGCGGATTACTGCACCATAAAAGAAGTCAGGGAGATGATGCCCGATGTGGAATGGGATGCAAGCTATGATGTTGTTTTGACAAGCCTTATCACACGGGCATCCAGAGCCATTGACCGATGGACGGGGCGTGAGCCTGATGCTTATTGTGCCCCAGAAGCTACTCGTCTATTTGATAGCGTTGGCAATTGTGAGCTTTACATCGGTGAGTTAGCCACCAATCCTAAAGAAGTCAAGGTTGCGTGGGATGGTACAACGTTTGAACTGATAGATGCGACCGAGTATGATTGTTTGCCGATAAACTCAACTCCATTCAATTACTTACGGCTTGAGTTTGGAACGTTCCCGCTCAGGCGCAAGTCCGTTCAAGTGAAAGGCAACTTTGGCTATAGTCTATCCGTTCCTGATGATATAAAGCAAGCTGCGATTACGCAAGTTATCCGTTGGTATAAGCACGGGCAGCAGGCTTTTCAGAATACTGCAGCTGCAAGCCAATTCGGCACGCCAGAATATGGTGGGCTGGATGAAACAGTTAGCTCTATTTTAGAGGCTTATCGGAAGGTTGTTATATGAGCTATTCTATTGGCAATGCGTTAGCTTGGCTTCAAGCCGAGTTAGCTAAAGTGAATGGCATAAAAGAAGCTCCAGCAGCTCCGCCTGAGGCAATGGCTCAATTCCCTTTCGCTTTGGCTTATGCAAGCAGCTTTAGCTCGATAGGTGGCTCAGGCTTTGAGGAAGTGTTAGATACGCTTGTTGTGGAGATCCACGTTGCAAGGCAGGTGCTGCCGAAATCATTCCCGATAGCGCTTGGCTTCAGAAATGATGTGATTGGCATTTTACTTGCCGACCCAACGTTTGGTGGCAATGTAGACACTTACACCGATGTGCGTGGAACATTCGGCTGGCTGCAGTATGCAGGCGAAAGCCATTTAGGCTGGCGCATCGAGATTGATGTGAAAGGAAAGATAGGATGCTAAAGTATATTGGCAATGCATCGTTAGCTGACATCCCTGCCAGAGATTTGACTGATGATGAAGTCAAGATTTATGGCGGAGAGGAATTTCTACTCTCGACTGGGCTATATGCCAAAGTTGAAGTAAAGCAAAGCAAGACTTTGCATGAGAATAAGAATTTGCAGCCCGAGAGTGAAGACAAGGGCTGCTCAGGCTGTTAGGAGGCTAAATGGCTGGTATTAAACGATTACGAAAGTTGCAACTTGGCAAGGAATCAACAGCAGGTACCGCTGTTCCTGCCACTACGATATGGCGTGGCACCGGAACGCTCGAAGACCAACGCGGGATGTATTTCCCTGATGAGGATATTGGCTACATAGCTCCAGTCAACCGCGCTGTTACTCCATATACTCTTGGAAGCCTTGATTTAGATGAGGTACCTGCCACATTTGAGCAACTACCTTACATCTTGGCAATGGGTGTTGACGGTGTCGTTACAGGTACAAAAGACGGTTCCGGAACAGATTATATATACACATATAGCTTTCCGACCACTGCCTTAAAAACACCTAAGACGTTCACCATAGAAGGTGGTGATAATGAGCAGGTTGAACGAATGGCTTATACATTTTGTGAGAGTTTCAAGATTAGTGGCAAGTCAAAAGAGCCATGGATGGTCTCAGGCAAGCTAATCGGTAATTCGGTAGATGTGTTAGCTGCTGGATTTACTTCGGGTGTATCTTTGCCATCTGTTGAAGAAATCTTGTTCCAGAAAACAAAGCTTTACATTGATGCAGTAAACGGCACAATTGGCACAACACAGGTTGTATGCACGCTATATGAGTTCAGCTTGGATGTTACGACTGGATTTACCGCCACATTTGCAGCTAATGGTGCGCTTGGCTTTTGTAAGATTAACGCTGGCGTGCCTGATATCAAGCTGCACCTCGTCTTTGAGCATAATTCCAGCTCAACCTCTGAAAAGGCTAATTGGCGCAATATCACCCCACGGTTAATTCGTATAAAGGGTGAAGGCTCCTCATTTACAACTGGTGGTACTAAATACCAAAAGAAGACTTGTAACTTAGATATGGCTGGCTTATGGGAAAAGATAGATAAACTTGGTGAAAATAACGGCAATGATGTTCTGGAAGGCGATTTCCGTGTTGCCTACGACCCAACCGCAGCTAAATATGCGGAAATAGAAGTTGCAAATCAATTAACGAGTTTACCATGATAAAGATTGAATTACCTACAAAAGACAGTCCGGGCTTTTTGCGGAGAACAAAGCGTAGTATCGAGTTGATGCAAAAAGCAAGTGATCCTCAGAATAATCCTGATGTTGTTGATGAACTTATCGAGTTCATCTTGGATTATGTCGTTGAGCCTGCTGATAGAAACGAGGCACGAGAGCAGTTACTGGATGCTACTGAGGAACAGTTCAATGAGATAGTTGCCCAAATAGGTGGGCTGAGCCGAAACCCTACGTCTCCGAATCCGAGCTAATCAACTATCGTTCGTGGAAGCGAGGATTCGGAGATACTCCGCCGATTTGGGCTGTGATACTTGATCTATCTGAAACATATGGCATCGCCCCGTGGGAGTTTGAAGAGCAATGCACACCGGAGTGGTTTCACAGAATGATCGTAAGGCGCGAAGAGATCATAAAGCAGATGGAAAAGGCTAATGGCTGAGAAAAATATTCTCGAAGTCATCATAACTGCTAAAGACGAAGCCAGCGGTAAGCTTGGCAATTTGTTCGATAAGCTTGGCAATGTTGCTAAAGTAGGGGGCATTGTTGGTGGTGCATTAGCTACAGCCGGTGGTGCTGTTGTCAAGATGGCTGGTGATTTGGCAATGTCAGCAGCACCTGCAGAGCAAGTCAGCAAGACGTTTGAAAACTTAGCAGCCTCAATTGGCGAGCAGGCTGCTCCAATGCTTGAGGAGCTTAGAGCGGCTACGCGTGGGATGGTAGCCGATACTGACCTAATGCAAGCCTCAAATAAATTTATGAGCATGGGGCTTGCAAGTAGTAGCGAGGAAGCTGCAAAGCTTGCTGAGATGGCAACTCAGCTTGGCTCTGCAATGGGTCAGGATGCTACGACATCAATGGAAGACTTTGCCCAGATGTTAGCCAATCAGTCTATCCCGCGTCTTGACAACTTTGGTATCTCAAGTGGTAAGGTGCGTGAGCGCATTGACGAACTCATGGCTGCTGATGCGAGCCTCACTCGTGAGCAGGCTTTTATGACTGCTGTGATGGAGCAAGGGGAAGTGGCTATGTCCAGAGTGGGTGAGCAGTCGAGCACGACTGCTGGCACAATGGCTACCATGCAGGCACAGATGGAGAACCTCAAAACCTCTATGGGAACAGCATTACTGCCTATTTTAGCCTCGCTTGCCAGCGCGATTACGCCGTTAATTGAACAAATGGGACCAAGCCTAATTCAGGTCGCCACAAGCGTTGGAACAATTATAGCCAATAATGTTATTCCAGCCCTGATACCGATTGTTCAGCAGCTCATTCCTCCGCTTTTGTCTATGCTGCCCACACTGGTCAGCCTGTTTAATGTTTTCGCCGGTAGCCTCATGTCCGCCCTTGCGCCAATTCTCAATACTGTTGTTGGGATTTTAGTACAGTTAATTGACCAAATGACACCGTTACTCGAAGTTCTTATGCCGCCATTGATTGAGCTGCTTGGCTCTGTGCTCAGCTTGATAAATGCGCTTCTGCCAATTTTCGTTTTGATTTTATCTGAAGCCATTATCCCGCTTGTTGAATTATTGCTTCCGCCACTAATCAAGCTACTCGAAAAAGTGGTTACTGTTGCGACTGATTTAGCTAATTGGTTGAGCAACCATCTCAAGCCTGCTTTTGATAGTATAAGCAATGCTATAAGTGGAGTGGTAAACTGGGTCAATTCTTTGATATCAAAGCTTACGTCAATCAAATTACCCAAATGGCTCACACCGGGCAGTCCGACACCATTTGAGCTTGGCTTGCGTGGAATTGCGAGTGCGCTCAAAGAGGTTAATGCTGATATCGGCGGATTGACTGTGAATGCACCCAATCAGCCTGCATACCAATCTACAACGCTTGTGGTGAATGTAAGCTCTATGATGAGCTTAGCTGATATGGCTGATGCTGAGATGAAATTGAAACCGATTATCCGGAATGCAATGAGAGGTGTGGCATGACGATCAGTTGGCGCATTTGGGTAAAATGGGATGGCACTAACTGGACTAACGAGGCTTCAAACTGCCGAAACCTTGTGATTAGCCGTGGTCGGGATAACCTGATAGATGGGCAGGCTTTTGGGAAGATAAAGGTTGGCGAAGCCACAATCATATTGGATAACGCCGATGGTCGTTATGACCCCTATAATACCAGTTCTCCTTTGTATGGATTAGTATATCCGGGCAAGGAGTTCGCTGTTGACGATTCAAAAACGAGGCTGTTCACAGGAACGATAGATAGTATTAAAGTTTTTGGGATCAATAAAACTGTTGAGATACACGCCGTAGATACTTGGAAAAGATTGAGTGAAGCGAAAGTTACTGTAAAGTATGATAATTATCAACATGTAGATGGTGCAATTAAGGATGTTTATAATAAAGCGGTTGGTGATGCAAAAATTGCATGTGACTTCTCGATTGATGCCATAAAGAATTGGTATGCAGTTGATAAGAATGCCAAAGAGGTGATAGAAGAGCTCGCTGCCTTGTTTATGGACGAAGTTTTTGTTGATAAGGACGGATATTTTGTTTATCGCCAGCACAATAATGTTAAAAGTATCGCAAAGACTGTCAACCAATCCAGTTTGCTCAAGGATATGGCGATTAAAATGCCTTGGGAGTGTCAGAAGAATAAGGTAACTTATATAACTAAAGGGACGTATATAGTTAATAGAGTTATACTTGTCTACGAACTCGAAGATCCTATTTTTCTAAAATCTGGCGATAATATTGAATTGGAATTTGAATATAAAAACATTAAAAGCGATAGTTATCTAACAGGTGTTTTTTATTATTCAACTCTGAATACAGCCTTGGATGGTTCAGGTGACACACCTACGATCAACAACCTTGATTGGTGGACGACTGGAAAAAGTCTTATCTGGTCTGGCACGCCTGATAGAGATTGTTATATTATCAGTTTTGTTATTTATGGAAAAGAGGTAAGGAAGGGTAGCCAATGGACTGTTAGTTATCAAAGTTCGAGTTATACAACTTACCCAAATCCTATAACATTTGAGTCTGAGTATATTGAAGATGTCAATTTAATGAAGACTTATGCCTTATTCTTGCGTGATTGGTTTGGCAATATTAAATATCTGCCAACGATTATTGTTGAGGGAAGACCTGATTGGCAATTCAGCTTGGATTTATATGACCGCATAACAGTAAACATACCTAAATTCTCATTAAGTTCCGATTATTTTATCGGTGGCATAGATTACGAGTGGTTGACTGATAATGGTCAATTGGTTAGGACAACTTACAAACTTGAGCCCGTTAAGGTGACTGTGCCTAACTATTGGGTACTCGGAACAGGCGCTTTAGATTCTACGGCTAAATTAGGAGTGTAAAATGACAAGGAATGCAATACCAACATATGTTACTGGGCAAGTACTAACTGCTGCCCATCTCAATACGTATTTGCGTGATAATGAGGCTGAGCATTGGGCTCAGATTCTGGCACTCCAAACCAATTGGCAGGCTTGGACACCAACTTTTACTGGGTGGAGTAGCCAAACAACAACTGCTGTGTATGCCAGAACGGGTAATTTGGTTCTGTTCAACATATATCAATCCGCAGGAACGAGTAATGACACAGTTGCTAAAATCAGCCTACCTATAACGGCTGCTGGTGGTGAGGGGAAGGGTGGGGTGTGTGCTTATGTTATTGATGGTGGAAATGTTTTAAGTACA